GTCCTCTTCGCTGGCGACCCGCTTCGCCTCGTCGAGCGCGCCCTCGTAGTAGCTCATGAAGGAAGGGTCAGCGGCCTCCTTCGCCTTCTTCTTCTTCGAGTCGTCCTCGCCGGTCTTCGCCTTGTTGAGCTTCCCGACGGTCGCCGGCCCGCCGGCCCTCGCTTCGGGCTGCGCACGCATGGTGCCGAGCATGGAGTTCCCCGTGCCCTTCCACAGGTCGGCCATGACCTTCGACTCGGCCGCGAGGTCCTGCGAGCGCTGCTTGAGGATGCCCGCGGCCGTGGAGAAGTTGCCTTGCACGGCCTGGACGATCGCCGCGGCGACGGCGCCGATGTCCTTCCCCACGGAGACGAATGCCTGCTTCACGAGGCGCGCGAGGTCGATGATGCCCGCGAACGTCTCCATGATCGTGCGGCCCCAATTCACGACCGACGTATCGGTGCCGAGCTTCTTCGCCTCCGCGCTCGTGGTGGAGAAGGACACGCTCACGGCGCCAAGGAACCGGGCCAGCTCGTTGAGCACGTCGGCCAGGACCGAGAAGACGCTCGTCCCGTCGTTCACGCTGCCGACAAACTTCTGGAACTCGTTCGTGACCCGGGTCCACGCACCGCCGACGGTGTTCGGCAGCTCGGCCGATCGGCGCGCGATCTCGTCGTACTTCCCGAGCAGCGCGTTTGCCACCACGTCGGAGGTCAGCTTGCCCTCGCTGCCGAGCTTCTTCAGCTCGCCCACGGACACGCCGAGCGCATCCGCGAGCGTGCGCGCGAGCGCTTGGTTGTTTTCCAGGATCGAGCGCAGCTCGTCGCCTTGCAGCACGCCCGAGCCGAGCGCCTGCGCGAACTGGATCGCAGAGGCAGCGGCCTCTGCTGACGACGCGCCGGAAAGCCGCGCCGTCGTCGCAAGGATTTCGGCCAGACGAGAGGCCTCGTTCACCCCGCCGCCCAGCTCCCTCACCGCGGGCATCATCCGCGCGAAGGACCCGGTCAGGTCAGCGAACCCGACCTGGAGCCGCTGCGCGATGTTGAAGAGCTGGCCCTGCGCCTCGCTCGCGAGCTTGGCCGAGCCGGTGACATCCTTCAGACGTGCGGACAGCAGCGCGGCCTCGTCCGCCACCTGGATGAGCTTCACGGCCGCGAACCCGCCCATCAGGTTCCCGATGTTGCCCATCGCGTCGCGGATGCCCGCGAAGGCGTTCTTCACGCCCGTGCCGAACTGCTTTACTTCCGCCGACGCCACCGCGAACTGCTTCCGCAATCCGGTGATGTCTGCGCCGACGACTACCTCGACGACGTTCGCCATGTTCAGGGATCCAAGAGAGCAAGCATCGGGTCGTTCGGGAACCCTTCCATGATCGGAAGCCCCATCTGCGACAGCTCATGCAGGTCAGCGCCGAGAGAGCGCGGACGGGTGGAGACTTCCGGTTTTTCGACCGCGGCCGAGGGCATGTCAGGCAGGCCCAGGAACCGGGCGATCCTGCGGAGCTGGATGGCAACCGGCGGCGTGTGCGACCAGAATCGGGAGAGGGCCTCGACCTGCGGCAGGGTGACGTGGTTGTCGATGTACTCCCACGTCCACCCCGTCGAGGTCACGATCCACGCATAGAGGTCGTCCCAATCGAAGCCGTCGCCGCCTATGCGTTTCCCGCGTCGCCCTCCACCGGCTTGAGGCCCGCCACGTCGGCAATCGTCTCGAAGGCCTTCATCAGCTCGGCCATCGTCGACGGCATTTCTTCCAGCTCGGCCGGCGTCCTGCCGATCGCGAGCCCGAGGATCTCCAGCAGCTCGCCGAAGACGGCGTCGTCGATGCTTCCGTTCCCGAAGGCGAAGGCCACGCGGTTGAAGAGCGGAATCAGCTTGCGCAGCCGACCCAGGGAGAAGGGGGCAACCTCGAACGAGGTGCCCCCGATCGTCACGGTACGAGTCGTCATGACGATCAACCCAGGCACACGTAGCCGAGATTGCCGGCCGAGTCCGCGAAGCACTGCGCCTCGAAGTCGTACATCGCAAAATCGTCCGACTTCAGGGGAACACTGAGCTTCCCGGACACCGCGCGGTTGAACTTCATGACGAGCTTTTTGCCGTCGTAGCTGTTCTGGAGCAGCACCGAAAAGCTCGGCGTCTGACCCATGAGGTCGTTCGTCAGCGTGAAGTTCTTGGCGGTCGTGACGCTCGTCGCCGTGTACTCGAAGCTGATCGCGACGCTCAGACCCGTGTCGGCCGAGGCGAAGGTGTAGACGCCCGTCCCGGTGTTGACGCTGTACTGACCGGTCGTCGGCGAGGACGCCACGCGCGTGAGCTGCACGCCCGTCGCCACGAAGAACACGCCCAGGTCGGCCACGAAGGTGCCGGAGTTGGGCACGGTCGGCGTGACCTGGAACGGCGTGGTCGGGATCGCTGCGACGAGGTCCTCTACCATGCCCTTGAACCCGGTCGCGGCCGTCTTCCCGAGGAAGAGCGCGCCGAGCACGCCGACATCGATGTCGACGTACTTGGCCTTCAGCTCGATCTTGCCCTTGCCCTGTCCGATGGCGATCGGGTAGCGACGCGAGCCGTGAAGCTCCTTGATCTCCACGCTCATGTCGACCGCCACGTCCTGCATCGTGCCCAGGACGACCGGCGTCGGGTTGGCAATGGCCGAGCCCGTGGAGTCGTTCGTCGGGACCGCGATGAGCTTGCCCACACCGAAGTTAATCATGGCCTACCTCCTTCAGAAACGAAAAAGCCCGCGCGAGGCGGGCTGGGGGAGTGGAACTTGAAAGCAACGCTTACCGGTTCAGGGGTCGCCCTTCACCGTCTCGAACTCGTACATCCACCCGCGTTCGGTGCGGGTCTTCGTGATCGTCAGGCGCACGTTCACCGGAGCCGACACGAGGTCGGCGAGCGCCGCTTCCAGGGCGACGCCCTCGAGCCCCGGGAGCCAGTAGGCGTGCCCGAGGATCTTCGGCGGTCGGTTCGCTTCGTCGTCCATGCCGGCGAGTCTACGGCACGAGGATGAGGATCGGGATGATGACCGCGGCCACCGACCCGAGCACGCCCTCGTCGGTCTGGATGTCGCCCTCGATGCGGCAGTGATTCACGAGCCCGCCGAGGGTCTGCCTCGCGTGGATCGGGTCGGGCTTCAGCGCGGCCTCGATGGCGTCGACGAGCGGGTTCAGCACCGAGGTCGGGACCGCGTCGTTCGCCTGATCGACCCGGGCGTACAGGTACAGACTCACGCGGATCTCGTGCTTTGCAGGCATGTTCGGCCCCTGCACGACCGATTCACCCGCCTGGACCTGGAAGAGCGCGGGCGAGTCCGCGGCCGATACGTCGTCCCAGGACCGCCAGCGACGACTGGCCGTCTTGATGCCCGGAATGGTCGACAGCAGCGCGAACAGGGCCGCGTAGATGCTTTCGCGCGGGGCCATCAGTTGCCCGCCTCTGCCGCGACGCGCTTCATGGCCTCACGGAACCGCAGGGTCGACGCGAGCAGCGTCGAGCGCAGGAACGAGCGCGTCGGGAAGCGCGCGGTGTGCGCCCGCACCTGAACCATGATCGGCGCCGGCAGCGGCCGGCCGAAGACCTGCGAGACTTGCCGCGCGTGCGCGGGGATCTGCACGGTCCCGCCGAACTCGTGGATGCGGCCGTAGCGGACGTTCGTCCCCACGGTGCCGGTCACACGCCCAGGCTCGACCGTGACCTCGTGATGCACCGAGCGGCGCAGCCGGCCGGTGCGCACGCGCAAGGTCTGACCCGAGAGCCGGTTCTGTCGCACGTCGGCAGACATGCGCATGGTGAATCGCTCGATGGCCTGCCGGATGCGCTCCTGGAGCGTGTCGGGCATGACCGTGAAGCGCTGCACCACGGCCTCAGTGCCGACGATCGTCGCCTTCAGCATGGGTGGACCCTCCGGTACTGATTGAGCAGCGTCTTCGCACGCGGCGGGATGTCGCCGGAGAAGAACGTCACGCTCTCGCCATTGCCGAGCGCCTTCGAGAGCTGGCCGATGCGGTCCTGCTCCTTGTAGACGATGGCGACCAGCTCGTTCACGCCCTGCGCGATGTCGGGAGGCACCGCCGAGTAGCCGCCGTTCCAGCTCACGACGACGTTCGAGCGCCCGCGCGTGAAGCGGTAGCCGTCGACCGCGATCGACTCTTCGTCGAAGGTGTAGCCGTAGCTCGTGGGCGAGAGCCGCGCGGGGACGGTGACCCCGTCGATCGTCAGCGAGGCGACGGAGTTCACCGGGTACTCGGGCAGCATGAGGACCGTCCCGCCGTGGCCGTGGAAGCTCTGCACGTAGTCGGCCGCGAGGACGCCACGCGACAGCCAGGACTTCACGTAACTCGAGAGCGCGGTCACGAGCTGCGACAGCAGCGCATCGTCGGCGTCGCTCGTGACGCGCGCATAGAGCTTCACGGCGTCGACGGTCGTCAGGTCGCCCTGTGCCATTACTGCGCGCCTTCCTCGCCGCTTTCGGGCGCGGGATCAGGCTCAGGCTCGCTCTCCGACCTCGGATCAGGCACGGCAACGAGGCCATGCGCGGTGAGCGCCGCCAGTGCCGAGTGCGGCACGTCGACGATCCCCTTCTTGTTCGGCGTGAACGTCTCTCCGTCGTAGGAGACGCTCGTCATGTCTGCGGGACACTTCATCTTCATGGTTCTGCTCCATCGGAAAAGGCCCCGGGCCGGAGCCCGGGGTGCAACCTGACCGAAGCCAGGGGGAGGAGACGACTACGGTCAGCCGTTGGCGATGTTCGTGATGACGCCCATGCTCGGCGGGAAATAGTGCTGAAGCACTTCGTCGGCATAGATGCCGTACTCGTACTTCCGGGTCCGGAGCGGCCACTCGATCTGGTAGTAGTCGCGACGGGTGCGGATCCGCATGACATCGGTCACGTTCGAGAGCGGGTACGGCAGCTCTTCCGTGATGAACAGGATCGTTCCCGGAGGCATGTTCGGGTGCAGGTCGATCGGGATCTCCTGCGCGCCGGCCATCGTGAACTTGTTGAGGTAGCCGGTGACCAGCATGCCGCCGTTGATGCCCGACTGGCTCGCGTTGAACGTGAACCGGTGAGCCGGCGCCGAGTTACCCGCCAGGACCTTCTTCGTGATGTTGTCGCGCTCCTGTGCGTGAACCAGGATGCGGGTCGGGGACAGACGGTAGTTGTCCCAGAACCAGCGGAGCGCCGTGTCGATCTCCACCACGCCACCGACGCCGTCCGCAGTGAGCACCGTACCGGTGCCCGGGGTGCCCGTTGCCATCACAGCCCGGTAGCTGTTCAGCGCCGACTTCGAGCACATGGTCAGCAGGCCGTCGAAGATCTTCGACTCCGTCGACTTGTCGGCCGCGCTGTGCGCCGAGGCGTTCTGCGTGCCCGCGGCGTTCGCGGTCATGCGGACGCTGTTGATGGTCGTGACCGCGCCGAGCAGCTCGTTGCCCGCCGTGCCCCAATACCACGCATACCCGAAGGCGCCAGCAACGGCCGTGACGGTGGCCGTGGCCGATGCGGAAGGACCGGTGAGGGACACGGTGCCGGCGGTCGACTTCTGCGCAGCGCCCGCGTTGTAGGCCTCCGTCGAACCATCGGCCAGGGTGCGGTTCGCCGAGGTCGGCACGCCCGCGGCCACGCTCGAATCGAGGTACGCCTCCAGCGTGAGCGCGATGCAGATGACCGAGAGGGTCTGCGTCGCGAGCGAGCCGCCGGAGCCCGAACCGGCGACCGTCGGGGTCGGCGTGGTGCCCAGGGCGAGCGAGTTGTTGCCACCCAGGATGACCGCCTCCTCCGCGATCATCAGCGAGCGCAGCAGGCCTTGCGTCGCGCGAGCCCGCACGTCGTCGAAGCCCTGTGCGGCGTAGTCGGCTTCGAAGGTCACGCTGTCTTCCAGGCCGATCCCGCGGTAGGCCGCGGAGTAGTCGACGACCGAGGTCGCGATCACACCGCCGCGGTTGCCTTCGCTGACGCCCGAGCGCACGCGGCTCGTGTTGATGGCGGTGATGGCCTTCCAGTTCGCCTGGATGCCGGCGCCGCCACCCACGCGCGGGAGCCGGTTCCGCAGGGGCGTGATGACCGGGTAGAGCGTCTTCGCGGGTGCTTCGAGGTCGTAGAACGTGAGGCCCGTCGTGGGCGAGCCCGACTGCGTGAAGGCCTTCGCGATCGAGTCGGGAATGGCGTTCATCTGCGCGGCCTTCACAAGCTCCAGCGTCTTTTGGATGTCCTGGTGCATGGTGTTGCTCCTTCAGAAATGACGAAGGCCGACCCTTTCGGGGCCGGCCTTCACAGGTGAAGAGGTAGGGTTGAGGTTGCGAAATGGGTCAGTTCCCGAACGGGTCGAGCCGCTGCCCTCCGATGCGATGAATCAGCTTGATCGCCGACGCGGTGTCATCCACCGTGCCGTCAGACTTCTTGACGAGGTCGAACTTGATACCGGCTCCGCCGCCCTGGTTGGCGGCGACTTCGTCGGCCTTCTCCACGGCCAGCAGCTTGCCCTTCGGTGCAACGGGTTCGGCTTCGAGCTTCTCGACCTTCGTCACCAGCTCGCGGAGCTGTGAGCCGAGGCCCTCGATGGTCTTCACGGCCTTGGCGAGTTCGTCGGGCGCAGGCGCAGGGGCCTCGGCCTTCTGCACGTCGGTCGCCACGTCGGCCTTGCCCTCGTCGTCCTCGGCGTCCTCGTAGCCCATGTCGGCCAGGGCCTTGTCGCACTCGCGGATCATCTTGTGGACCCCGGCAAGCGCGCCCTTCGTCGCCTTCGAATACTTCGCGCCGGCCTTCTTCAGCTCGGCCTCGCGCTCGGCCTTCTTCGCGGCGAGCAGCTCGTCGAGTTCCTCGCCGATCATGTCTTTCAGGCACGCGCCCAGGTCGGCGACGCACTGCTTCAGGCGCGCGGGCATCGGCGAGCCGTCGCCCTCGGCATCTGCTTCGTATGCGGCCATGCGCGCGGACCAATCGACGGCCTCCACCAGCTCGGCGAGACGCGCGACCTCGTACA